TCAGAGTCAATCAACTAGAGAGCAGCGATTGAGGAGCCTGATTCAATACGATACAGTGCTTCTTCACGATAACGTGCAAAGCCGAGTACGCCGTACCAACCCATTGGGCGGAAGCGCATCAACTTATCGGTTACGTTTCCGATAACAATGTGTGGCTCTTCTGCAACAGCCTCAGCAAGTGCTTGCTGTCCGCAGAGGATAGTATCAAATACGCGTGTTACTGGAGTTACAGTTACAGTTGTTGTAGCGGTAACTGCAGCAGTGTTAGCAACATCTACAGTGAATGTAGTTGTTGAACCTGAAGTTGAGATAGCAGTAATCTTTGCAGTAGATGCAATGCCAGTTCCAGAAATCTTGTCGCCAACCTCAGCGCGGGTTGCAATTACAGCAGAAGAAGCAACACCGAAGGTGAAGCCTGCTGATGTACCTGCAACGGTTACTGCGGTTGTGGCAAGAGTAGCCTGGTCTGCGCCATCTTTAGCATTTGGCAAACGAGAAGACTCAACAAAGAATGCTCCTTCGTAATCGCCAATTTCTCCTGCCCATACGTTATTAACGGCTGGGTCAGAGTTGATGTGAGCGAAGTTCCAGCCTAGGTTTCCAGACTCTGCACGCAGGTCGTGGGAAACTTCTGGGTGGATACCGCACCAGTAGTAAGAACCACGGCGAGCCTTGGCCTTATTAGCACGGAGTTTAGCGACAGCCTTGCGGATGTCTGCTGAATCAATTGTTGCGGCTGCTGTAATTGTTGCGGTGCTTGTAGCGGTGCTTCCGCTGTAGATTACGTTAGTTCCGCCGACAAGAGTTGTTGAAACAACCTTGTCAATAGAATCAGCAAGGTTGTATGCAATGATATTTGCAATTGCTGGGTCTACGTCTGCTAGTGAGAATAACTCAAGAGCACGGGTAACAAGAACAGCATTACCATACTCGTTAAGAGTAATGGTTACTGATGTTGGGGTTGTTAGAGCAACTGCATCTGGGTCAGTTGTTTCTGTTAGTGTTGAAGTTTTTGCATCCAAGTCAACATAGCGCTGTAGCACTACAGTTGAACCTGGGATTGCTTGACGGGCAGGACGCTTATCTGCTACAGAACGAAGTAGTGGTTCTGAACGGAGAGCGAACTCGAGAAGACGGTCATACGCCTTCTGTACGAGACCTGCGCCACCAACTGTTCCACCGAGAGATGTGCTCGCGGTTGATGTATATTGTGACATTAGTTTTAGTCTCCTTGACTATGAACGGATTATTGTTGTGACTGAAGTATAGATAGTAGCTCTTCCGCTGAACTAGCTTGTTTCATGCGTTGCTCTACATCTAGCCCTCTGTCAGGTGTCAAAGCACCTTGTGTCAGGACGTCTTGCTGGCGAAGCCGTGCAAGGTCCTGTTGACTTACTGGTGCTTCTTGTTCCGCTACCTTGATTCCAAACAAGTCTGCGTTATCATCGAGCCAGTTAGAAACTGACTCCTCGTTAACATCATCCAAGTCTTTCAATACAAGGCGTGCGGCTTTCTCATTGACACCCTTTTTTGCTAGGACTTCTTTGACAACTCGCTCACGCTGCACCTTGGATAAACCCTCAAGTTGCTCAGTGAGTTCCTTAATTCTCTTTTCGTCTGCACGCTTGGCTTTGCGTAACTTTTTTAATAAGTCACTGCCGTCGCCTGCATACTCTTGAGTATCTAGGTCATCGTCTTCTTCGTCCCAGTAGTTGTTGCTCATAGCAACCACCCTTCTATTCGTTGTTAGTCGCAAGCCTCAAGTCTATTCGGGGAAATAGGTTGGCTCTTGCTATCGGTCTGATACGCTGGCGGGGCCGATGGGTCCGCTCAGGATTCTAGTATTGTCCGCCTGTTGCTGTGCCTAGGGAACCTCTGGCTACACCAGACTGTCCACTAAACTCAGCCACTTCACGCCCTACAAGGCGCTGGCGCTTACGTTGTGCTGAAGCTAAACTATTAAATACTTCTTGCTCGCTTTCAGCAAGTCCATATTCTTCTTCAACACCTTTATAAATTTGAGATAACTTCTCTGCAGTAGGCAAGATATCAGCAATTGTTGCATAACCTTTTTGAGCCTCAGCTTGAGTAATTCCTTGTGCTGCAAGTTGTTCAGCAACTGCTACACCAGGTTGAATACCTTGACGTCGGGCTGCAGTGCCAATTTCAGCAGCAGCAATTTGACGCTCAATCTTAGGTAGCTGTTGGTTCGGGTCAAGAACATAGGCAACCAAATCATTTTGACCAATGCCATAGAAGTCACGAAGAGTCTGCGAGATAGCTGGGTCAGCGTTACGTACTCGTTGTACCGCATTTACTACACGGCTTGAAAGCTCTGCTGCAGATATATCATTAGATATAAATTGAGAAACATAATCATCTGTGTCGAATTGATTTAAGCCATAAGCTCGTAGAATCTGACGATATGAATCTTCCATGTTGAGATACTCTGAAGGAGTTAATACTTGTAAACCCTTTTTAATTCTGTCTTGATTTGCACGGAATCGTCTCTGATATTCTGGAGTTTCCTGTAGTTGAATAGTAATAGTATCTTCGGTTGCTCCATTAATAATTAAATCTCTTACTTTTGGAACCAAGGCAGATAGCCCATACTTAGAGAATCTATCTGCTAGCACATCAAAAATACCACGACGTTCTGCTGATAGATTACTAAAACTTGTTACTGTAGGAGTAGGAGTCGGAGTTGGTGTGGGAGTTGGCGTAGGTGTTGGTGTTGGTGTCGGCGTGGGAGTAGGGGTTGGTGTTGGTGTGGGAGTAGGTGTGGGTGTTGGAGTTGGTGTAGGAGTAGGTGTTGGAGTTGGAGTAGGGGTGGGTGTAGGAGTAGGTGTTGGAGTTGGAGTAGGGGTGGGTGTAGGAGTAGGTGTTGGAGTTGGAGTAGGGGTGGGTGCGGTGCCAATTGCAAGAGCGTTGGCTCCTGCCGAACTACCAAATTGTGCTTGAGTTGCGCCACCTTGTGAACGTGCTTCAGCAGATGCTGCTTTCGCTGAATCTACTGGCTCTTTGTAAAGTCTCCATTGACCAGTTGTGCCTCCGCCAATCCAACTGTAATACCGAATAAATCCATCATCTAATTGCGGGGCTTCAGGGCGATTAGTTGGGTCAAACAATGGATTAGATGCAGCACGAGCCTTGGCTTCTTCAGCCATACGTTTTTCACGCTCAGCCTTAAGTTCATCCATACGTGCTTGACGAGTCTCTTCAGGAGTCACAGCCTTTGCCTTGGCTTCTGCCTCGCGTTGGATTCTTAATCTATCTTGTTCGTCAGCCATTACATCAGCCCCATATCTTGTAGTACTCTAAGTGCAATATTGTCTGCCTTTGCAATAGCGTCATTTGTTTTATCAGCACCAGGAAGTTTCCAACTTTCGCGCTCGATATACCAACCTGGAGCTTTCTCCATTTTATTGGTTTGTGGATTAGTCCATTGTAAAAACTGCTTTGCCTCAGGACTTGATATAGTTACAGGCCGACCAAGGCGTTGAGTAAGAATAGCTGTAACATAAGATGCACTAGCTTCTAAGCTTCTACCCACGTTAATATCATCAGCAAAGGATGGAAACATGCTAGCTGAAAGCGACCTGATTTCTGCTTGAATATCCTCAGGGGTAGTAGTCTCGTCAAATAAAGCTTTGCTTTTTTCATCCCAGTAAGTTTGATTATAGTATCCATCTACACCAAAGTTTCTAGCATATGATTTAAGATTGTTTACTGCGGCTCCAGCTTCGCCACCGAGCCCAGCCACTAGCCCCATTCCTGATAGTGTAGCATCAACTTGGTTTTCATCCATACCAAGTAGGTATGCTGTTTCAAGCTGAGCCTCTATGGCAGGAGTTACTTTGAGTCCAGCCTTAGTTAGACGCTTACGAGTAGATATCTTCCAAGCATCAAGCTCTTGTTTGTAAGCTCCTGCTTGTCTAGTTTTGGCTGCTTGGCGATTGCGAGCGATTTGGGTATTGTTAGTATAAAACTTACTGCGATAAATCGCAGCATACATATCATCAATGCGGCCTTGGGTATATGCAAGCCAAGCGTCATTTAAATCTGAATCGCTTTCTTTAAGCGCAAGAATAAGACGGATGTCTTCAGGGATACTAGATAGCTTACCGCCAACTTCTTGGTTGCCTGGAATATTTACGCCACCATCATCGAATAATGGACCAGAAGGAAATACCATTAGATTGAACCTATCCCTAGAGACTTACTTAATAAATCACTGAACTCAAAAGCTTGGCGACGTTCCATTTCAGGGGCGAATACATCTTCGGCAGTAGTCTTAAGAGTTTCCTGAATACCAGCCTCAGATACTGCAGGAGTATACTCTGTTACAGCACGGCCCTTCTCATCTCTACTGACCTTAGTTACTGACTCGCCTGTTGCATAAGCTTTTACAGCCTTACGAAGGAGCTTGGCTTGTTCTGGTGTAACGCTTTCTAGGGTTCTGCCTACTTCGCTGGTAAGCCAGTTATCTACCCATGCATCAACCTGCTCGGGTCCATATTTAGTAATACTAACAGACTCTGATGGGCCACCAGTTCCCCTGCCTTTTTTGTATACTAACTGTGAATCTAATGCAGTTAGAAACTGGTTAAAAGAATCTACTGGTAGTCCGCTAAATTCTTGACTGATATAATTATCTATATCTTCTAACTTCTTAATGCTGTAACCAGCTCGACGAAGCATATCACCTATTACTCTTCGTTGAGTTTCTTTCAAAGTATCTAAGAATTCATCTATAGTAATATCTACTGTTACATCTACATCGGGTAGGGTACTCTTAATTCTACTATTAATTGTACCAAATATACCGCCTAAGGCAGGTGTTGAAGTAGGGCTAGGTTTAGGGGTTGGGGTTGGGGTTAGTGTCGCATCCCTGCCTACTCTAGGTGTATTGCTATTTTCAACCATTTATATCCTTACTCTCCATAGATAAAATCAAATTTATCATTATCAAGATATCTATCATAAAACTTACCAAACATTATATCAGTTGAACGCAAACTATTAACATACTCTGCGGTCTTTTCTCTCAAATCTTTAGCTCTACTAGAGTCAAAGGTTGTGTTACGGCGTTTTAATTCATCATAGACATCATAGCGGAAGTTGAGATAGTTTACAATACTATGCCAACGGTCTTGCTTCTGAAGGTCTGCCCACATTTTATTATCATTAACAGCAATAGTCAGGGCTGATATTACGTCAGCTTTGAAATCAGAGCTACCGAATCCAGCTTGAACATCCCATTCCTTAAACCATACCTGATTACGAAGCTTCTGTTTCTCTACAAAAGCGTCCATATACTTATCATAGATTGTCTTGCCATAGCCCTTAGAAGGGTTAAGCTTCTCTTCTTGGATAGAGATTAGAAGGATTTCTTTGTACTTAGTATACTCATCCCAACCCCTAGCTATGATATTAGAGCGTTGAGATTGGAAAGCATCGTTATACTCACGGAACTTCTGATTAGTATTAGGTATCGTCTTATCTTGTAACCAA